GTCGACCCGTCGCCATTGCCCCACGGGAAAATGGTAATCGTCACGCCAGAGGCAGAACCGGACGCGGCCTGAGACAGTGTGATCGTGGTGGCTGTAATTGCGGCAATCGTGGTGCCCGAAACGATGTCCGAGCCCTCAATAACCGCTCCCTCAAGGCCAAGGCCGGTCAGGTCAGTCGAGACGGAGGAAAGCGTGGTCGTGCCGTTGGTCGTCGCCGTGCCCGTGGCTGTGATAGCCGTCAGAAGCGCCGAGTAGGTGGAACGCGAGACAGCCTGACCGCGCGCAAAGAGCCACCCGGACGGGGCCGTGATGCCGCCGAAGTGCGACATGGTTCCGGTCGGAACGAGGCCCGCACCGTAAAGCGCGCCCGAGGTCAGAGGCCCGTTAAATGTCGTTGTGCCGTTGAAGGTGGTGGTGGCAGAGAAAGCAGCCGCAATCGGAAACAGAACGTCGTCGCTATCGGCAGATGCGACAACCACACCATCTTTCACGATGCAGATGCGCCCGGAAATCAAGGCGATGCCGGTGTCGGTATCGCTGCTGAACGAAAAGCCAGGGGCAAGGGCCGAGCCCGCAACACCCTTAAGCGCGCCAGTCATGGCCCCCACGCCATCACGGGCAAGGGACGCCGTGATCTCGCTTCCGATGTCGCTCAGGCGGCTTTCGAGCTTGGTAGCATCGGCAAGGGTCGATGGCTGGAGTGGTGCCGTACCGCTCGGGGGATTGTAGGCTGACGAGCCGTTACGGGGCATCGGCTTCTCCAATAGAAAAAGCCGCCCTTGTGACGGGGCGGCTGATAGGGCATGATTGGCGGATGGATCGGAAAGAGATTGACCTAGAGCCGCACCAGTGGACGGCTCGCGTTGATGATGTAGAACAGCCAAAACCACCGGAGCCGTTCTGGGGTCCGGGCTGGGGCTTTGGTCTTCAGGTCCTGATTGTTTCCATCGTGGGCGGGATTATCGCCCACTGGTGGAGGGGATACTAAGCGCGCCCGGCGCTGCCGAACCGCCGCCCAGAGCGCCACGCATCACAAGTTCTGCAATCCTGCGGCGTGCATCGGCATTGGACTGCGACTGCTGAAGAACCGTCCCGATCTGTGAGGCGGAGCCGCCACGGGACAACAGGATTTCCGCCAACTTCTCGCGAACCTGCGCGGTGTTGCCGGTCATGCCAGAACTAGCTCGCGACATCAGATTGCGAGCAGCCCCACTCCAGTTTCCAGAAAGCAGATTGCCGAAGATTTCAGGCGAAAGGCCGGTTGACGCACTGTCTGCCAGATTATCGGCTGTCTTTGACCCACCCATGGCCGCATTGCGCGTCTCGAACATGACGTTTTCGCGCCCAAGGCGACGGTCGAGAAGCGGAGCCTGCCCCGGACGGGAGAATGCCGGAAGTTCTGCCCTTGCAGCATCGGACGTGAAGTCGCGGGCCTTGTTGACGCCCTGCGCTGCGTTCTGGACACGCTCCGTCAGAACGTCCCCGTAACCGGAACGGAAGCCAGCCTGCTGCACCGGGGACATGCCAGAGAACGCCGCAGTGGTGTCCTCGAAACGGCCTCGCGTTGCGGCCTGGCGACCCGTCTGGATTGCCTCGATACCCTGGCTTGCGGTGCGGTAAGCATCGCGGGCTTTTGCATACGGAGCCGAGGCGGACGCCAGCGCGTCGTCAAGAGCGTCGCGGATGGGAATAAGCGCCCGCTGCTGCTTGCTGGTCGCGCGCTCAATCAGGCTGTCGATTTCGCCCTTGGCAGCAAGAACGTCGTCAAAGTTTGACAGGACAGAACGCCCATCCGTCAGGAATGAACGAGCGCGGCTGACGGCACCCTGCACCGAAGTATCGGAAATTGCCGATGGCGTGGACACCACCCGATTGATGCCGGGGCGCAGCACGTCGTCAGCCTTTTGAATAGCCGCAGTCGGATCAACCGCGCCAGCCTGCCGGCGTGCGTCACCATACAGAAGGTTTCCCTCTGCCCGACGTGCCGCCGTCTGGATTCGCTCAAGCGATGCCGCAGTTTGAGACGAGCCGAAGGCATCATCGAGGGAGCCCGCAATGCGTCGGCCCTGTTCTGCCTGCCTGCCGTCAAGGAACTCCACCGCCTGAGTGCGACCAGCCCCAGGATTGCGGGTGACGGTCGAAAGCATCCTCTGCCCGGAATTGCCCATGGCATCGGCAACGGTAAAGACGCCCTGCCCTTCCCGAGCGGCTGCGGCCACGTCGTCAATGATCTGTTGCGGAGCCCTGCCGCTTTCGGAGATGGCGCGGGCGACCTGATCCTGTGCGAAACCCTCTGGATTGCGCCGGGCTGCAATGTTTGACGTGATCGGGGAGGCAACTCGCGAGACGCCAGCCACGACGCCGGGAAGAACACCACCAGCTACGCCACCGATAACGCCGCCCTGAAGCGCGCCAGTCACGCGGCCCTCGCCTGATCCGGTCAACGCTCCCGTTGCAGCGCCATAAGCAGCGCCATCAGCAAGACCGGCAAGAGAGCGGGCACCAAGCCCCGCATTGGGTGCAAGGTAGCGTCCAGCGGTCAGGCCAGCCCTCGCAGCACCGACGCCCGTTGCGACGCCAGCGCCGACTTCGGCAACCGAGCCCAAGAGCCCATCGCGTGAACGGTCCTGCTCAAGAGCGAGGTCTTCGCGAGCCTTGGCATAGTTGTACCCCTCAACCGGGTTAAACGTGCCGCGACGGACCATCTCGAAAGGCGTCATCGCCCCTGCGATAATCTCATCGGCAGCGCCGAAGGTAAGGCCCTGCATGATCTGCCGCTGAAGCCTGCCAGAGCCCGTCCCGCTGCGCTGAAGGTCTTCCCGAGCGGCGCGGCGATACTGGTCATCCTGCGGCCCCTTCTCAGCGGCGGTAACGACAGGCGCGGCGTCCCACCAGTTCCCACCGGCGGTTGGCTTTTCGGCCTGTGCAAGCGGGGCGGATTCCCACCAGTTAGCCATTAGGGCTTCCTCCGCACGGAGCCGTCAGGGGCAACAAACTCATCCCCACTACGCAGGGCGGAAAACTCTTCGGGCGTATTGATGCGACGCGGTCCCGATCCGGCAGCAGCCGGGGGCGTGCCGGGCTGACCGCCACCGGGGCGGAAATAGTCCCTGCCGCGAAGCTGCTGGACGCGCGTCTGCTGAAGCTGCATCTGCCGCTCAGCAAGCGTGATCATGCGGTCGATCGTGCGCTGTCGAATTTCCGGAGGCGTGGACGGATCGCCCAGAATTTCCTTGAACTGCGCCATTTCGCGGTCAGTCGTTGCGCCCTTCAGCGTCGCAGACATCGCCTCGATAGCTTGGCTGCTCATGATCTGGTTAAACTCGCGAGACGCCTTAGCCTTCTCGGGGTCAACAAGCAGGCCTGCGCCGGGGATACCGGACGTTCCGATCATGGTCGCTGCGCCGGCAAGGCGGCCAGAGAATGCCTGGCTGTTGAGTTCGCGGGCTCGCTGAAGCTGTCCAAGCGTGTTCTGGATAATCGGCACCTGATCTTCGGCTTCCATGATCGCCCTGCGGTCAGCCGAGGAAAGTTCTGGGCTATCGCGGAAACGACCGGTCAAGGCGTAGTTCTGATACTCAGGCGTACCGGGGCGAAGGCCAAGGCGCTGCGCCTCTGCCTCGCGGGTCCTGATCTGCGCCGGGATTGTCTCGCTCTGCTGATCGGGAAGAGCCCCGGTCAGGGCGTAACGCTGACGGGCCTGACCCGTGAGCCCCATCCTGTCAGCCTCTGCCTCGCGGGCTCGCGTCTGCGCTGCAAGTGCCTCAGGGCTGTTCGGAACAGGGGCGGCAAGCTGGCGCTGGCTGGACTGGATGCCGAGACGCGCGGCTTCATTCGCAAGACGCGACGCTTCAAGCTTCGCCGGGTCCGAGTTCTGATATGCCATCAGAGCAGCCTGCCGAACCGTGGGGGAGACGTTCGGATTCATGATGGCCTGCATCAGACGGGCTCGCTGATCGCCGGGAGCCGGGGCCGCAGCAGGAGCCGCAGCGGATGCCGTGGGCTGGCCTTGTGCCGTTGCCGGTGCCTGTGCCGCAGGAGACGCGGAACCGCCGCCCATGACCATCTCTCGCAATCTGGCGATAGGATTGGCTGAAGGGGCCGCTGCCTGCGGTGCCTGCTGTGTCGGAGCCTGACCACCAAGGCCAGCGCGAAGCGTGTCAGCCTCACCGGGGGCAAGGGACTGCTCATCGCGAAGCATCATCAGGCGGTCGCGCTCGTTAAGGCCCATCATGCCGGCAATCTGCTGGCGTGCGGCTGCCTGCTGTGCGCCTGCCGGGGGCTCAAGGTTTGGACGCGGCTGCGGCATCGGGGCCTGCATCGGCCTCGCCACCTGCTGCCCCATCATCATGCTATCAACTGAAGGGGCGGCAGGCTGAGTGATCTGCTGACCCGCCATCATGCTGTCCATTGACGGAGCCGGTGACATGGCCTGCGAGGGCTGCATTCCAGCGCCCGCGCGGGTGATCTGATCGAATGAACGCGCGCGCGGGTCCATCGGGCCGGGGGCAGCGCGGCGCATCTGATCGAATGAACCGGCAAGATCGGGAGCCGCCAGAGCGCCACTGTCAGGCAGGTTGCGCCCGTCAATCATGGGAGCCGGGTCAGACCCATCGCCACCGTCAAGGCTGTCAGGACGCGGCGCAGCGGGGGGAGCGGTCGGCAACTGAAGGCCGGACGCGATCTGCCTGATTTTCGCGGCGTAGTTCGGATCGGTGGCGTAACCGGACGCGCCAAGAGCCTGGATTTGTGCATCGAGGCCCTGCGCCTGAAGCATCGGGCGATAACGCGGGTTCCGCTGAAGGAACTGTGCGTATCCATCGGCGCTTTCACCCATCGAACCGTAAGCGCGGAAGCTGTCTCGGGTGCGGATGGGCTGGCCGTTGACAACCTCCGTCGTGGCGAAGGTGTTTCCACCGGGCGCACCGTGGCTCTTGATGCCGAAGAAATTGTTGCCCGGCGCACGACGCCCCCAGCCGCTTTCGAGGGCGGCCTGTGCGATGACAATGCGCGGATCAACGCCCGTCTGCTGTGCCACCCGCTGGGCGTGCGGCATCATCTGGGAAATAAACTCCTGCGACCCGCCGGAGAACGACGCGGGGGCAGCGGGAGACGCAGCGGGAGAAGGCGAAACTGAAGCGGAAGCAGGAGATGCACCAGCCGGAGCCGTCGCTTCCATCCCGGTAGAACCCGACACGGTATCGGGACGGGCCGTGCCGAGGATGCCGGCCATGGCTTCCTGATCGACGCGCTTCTGCTCGGCGTCGGCCTTGTCCATCCCCAAGACGCCCGTAACGCCAGTCAGGGCGCGGGCAAGGCCCTGCGTCCAGTGCCTAATCGGCTCCGTCGAGGTGCCCTGTCGCTGCATCATCTCATACAGCTTCCGGCGCGTGGCAAGGTTGCCCTCTTCGCCGGTATAGAAGAAGCCCTGAGCCATCAACGCTTCCCCTTCTTCGTAGCCTTGGCGTAGTCAACCATCAGCAGGCCATCGGGCCGCTTGACGACCGCGCTCGGCTTCTTCCTCTGGACTTCCTGAGCCAGAAGGCCGACTTCCGGCGTCGGGTCGCCCTTGAAGTTGTATTGGTAGATGCCGAGCCCGTTGTTGGTGTTGCCGACCTTTTCGATGTTCTCTTTCACCCGTTCGTCCGACATCTTCAGAAGCTGGACGCCCGGCGTAGCCAGTCCGAAAAGGCCGCCGAGAAGGCCCATATTTGACTGGTTTTCCGCCTGCCATGCCTGCATGTTGGCGTTATGAGCGGCCTGTGTAATGCCGGCCACGTCGGTGTTGGCCTGCGACACGCGGGGCGCATTCGCAGGCTGGAATGGCGTCACCTGCGAACCCGACATCAGCGCGGAAATCTCGTTGATCGGCGCATTGCGCTCGGCAGCGATTTCCTGATTGATCGTACCGCGTGCGTCCAGTTCAAGCTGGTTATAGGCGTCCGAACGGTTCTGCCCGAAACGGCGCATCTCCGCATCAAAGGCCGAAGAACCCGCCGCAACGCCCTGATTTGCCAGACGGGTGCGAAGGGCTTCCTCCTGCTGCTGCCACTGGGGGTCGATGCGGGAACGGCGCATGTCCGCCAGCTTGCCCGCCCGCTCATTGTCGCCAAGCTGCATATTGGACCCGAGAAGGCCCCGAATGCGCGACGACTGCTCATTGCCGATGTTGGCGAGCGTCTGCTGGGTGCGCTGGTTGGTGTCGAAAAGCCCCTGGTTCGCAGCGGAATACTGCTGCGTTGACTCATACCGGGGGGTGCCGTCTGCCCATGTGCCAATCTGGTTATAGGTCAGCTTATTCCCGGAAGCGTCCGTCTGGTTGACAGCCTGAAGCCCGAAATTCGTGATCGCCGTTTCGCGATTGGATTTCGTCTGAGCCTCTGCCGTCACCTTCGGATCGGGAGCCGGGGGCGGGGAACTAGCACCCATAGGGCCACTCCTCCTTCAAAATGCCAAAGATCAGCGCATCGCAGGAGCCGAAGCCCTTGCGTTTCGTGCCTTCGTAGGTTGCGAACTTGTTGAGGACCCTGACGGCGCGCTGGTTGTCAGACCGCGTTATCGCAGTCACCCGGCAGCACTTCAGTTCCTCGAATGCGTAATGGCCCAGCCGCCTCAGAAAAGCCCGAGGCCAGCTTGCGCCGATGCCAACCACGGCAACGTCAATGTCATGCTGGTTCCAATTCTGGAACACACAGCCGCCGATGACCTCGCCATCCCGGACAATGCCGAAGGACTGGTGAGGCCCTGCCATCACCGTTCCGAGCCGGTCGCCGCACCATTCGGTGATGCGGGGGCCAGTCTCAATCGTCCACATCAGACGGATTCGCCCGCCTCGTAAGTGAGGTCAAAGCGGTAGATTTTCGTAACAGGATCGCGGGCGGTCGAGCCGGCCATGTCATAGCGGAAGGCAACGGCCAGAGCGTGCCCGGAGCCATAGACGGAATACATCCGGTTCACGATGGACGAGCCACCAGCCCAAAACTTCTCATCCCAGTTGCCGACGTTCCAGATCAGGGAGTTTGCAGAACTTCCAAGCTCCGTCTCAGGAGGCCAGAACGCGGTATCCCAGGCTGACAGGTCCCAGGTGAAATAATTCCCGGACCTGATCGTCTGTTCGTATTCCTCAAAGATCGGTTCAAGGTTGTAATCGGTGGCTATCGACAGGTAGATTGGCGTTGAATCCGACCCTTTCCACAAAACGCGGGTTGTCACCGCTGTCTTGATGGATGCCGGTTCGCCAAGGCCACTGAATGCCCCGATACCGAACAGGGAAACGGACTGATCATTATCAAGGGAGCCGGTTTCGGCTTGCCTGATTTCTCCGGAGGCCGCGCCGAAATAAAGACCGTTGTCATGTTCCACCCAACACAGGGCGTTCATGCCCTGATAACGGCACCATGCGCCGTTGAGTGTGTTCATGACGTATTGTTGATTAAGTCCGGTGGACTGGTTCGGAACATTGACGATGAGCATGTTGCCCGCCGCGAATCCCACCGTCTGCCAGCCGAAAGTGTCCTGGTTATCCCTCACAGCGTCGGCATATGCCTTGCGGATGTTCCTCGTCAGGGCAGCCTGCTGTGAGGCCGTCCGGTCAAGGTTCATCGAAGCGCCGATGGAAATCAGACCGTCCTGCGTGAGGACAGCAATATCGCCGCCGAACTTGGCCAGACACCGATACCCAAGAGGACGGCCAATCGTATAGCGCCCCTTCAGGGACCATGTGGTGGTCGAAGACGGGTCGGTGCCCTCGAATAGAAGAACCTCGCCTTCAGACGAGACGAAGGCCGTGCGGTCATCCATGCCAGCGCCGCTGTCGGTTGACCACGTGAGGCCAGCGATGATCGCACCGCCCTTGGTCAGGAGCGCGCCAAGGGGAAGTTCCGTCGCAGCGCCGCCAATCGAGGATGCCGAGAGATACCAGACGGACGCGGAATTAAGCTGGCAGAAGAACAGTCGGGACTGCGACGAGAACACGTTGACGAGCGTCCCCGCACCACCCGTCACGCCTGTGATGGCGGGCGTCGCGGCAAAAGCCGTCCCGTTGTAGTTGATCGGGTGATCCGACCCGTTGCAGGCAATCAGGAACTGCCCGCCAGAGGTCGCGAAGTTAACCGACTGCCACCTGTCCGAGGTCGCCGTTGACCAGACTGCCGCACCGACTGCACCGGAAGACGATGCGTCATAGATGTTCGCCCCGCTGGCCCCGAATAGCTTCCGCGTCGTGCCGGAAACAAAGGACATGAGGCTTTCGACATCATCGCCAAGCCCGGTCGAGTGGACAAGCGATCCATAGCGCGGCCTGACCCCATCAGGATCGGGAAACCAGTTGTCGAGAACGGGAGCATAACCCGGCTCCATTTCGGCCAGAGACTGCTCCGTATTCCAGCCCTTGACGGGGGGCTGTATCTGCACGGTCTTGGTCCGGGGCTCCTGCGCGTTGGTCTTCCGCTTGGAAATGCGGGCGGGGAATTTCACTTGGCCACCTGGGAGACGCGCATGGAACGGTCTGCCTGCATCCGGTATTCAACAGCAGCTTCGTATTCCGCCAGTTCATCGTCGAACGGACGGCCTTTGAGGCGACGCCAGCGCCATTTCATGCCGAGAACGATGATGTCTTCGGGGATGACGGAATAATCCGTGTCTTCCAGAAACTCAGCCTGAAGTGACCCCGTGGCCGAGCGGACCCAATAATTGGAGACATATTCCAAGGTCACAGTGGTCGCTGGCGCTGGGGCCACTTCAAGGGTTGGCTTCCGGATGAGATACCGGGGGGGCGATCCAGACGGAGCCCCGCGCTTCAGGTTCATCTCGGCATCCGAAAGAGCGCCACGGATGGGCGTGGTTCCAAGGCGGACGGGGGAGCCCATGGTCGGGCGTTCATAGTCAACCGGGAGCGTGCCCGGCGTGGTGGCGTAGGTCTGCGTGCTGACCAGTTCGCCCCAATCATGGCGGCGCACAAGCTCTTCGCCCGTCTCTTCGCAGAGCAACAGAAGTTCCTGCTCAAAGCGGTTGGGGTTGCTGTAAACGGACGTGACGCTGGGTTGGTTAAGGAGGATTGCCGTTTCGGCGCACATCGAAAGGAGGCTCATGGGCAGAGCCCTCCGACCCTTACCCGAGCGCGGGAAAGCTTCGACATCTTGGAATAGCGCATGGCGGAGGCAATCGCGGCTTTTGCAAGCCCATCAGCAGCGCCAGCCCGATCCGTGTCGCCGGTGTAAACCGCTGCTTCAAAGATCGTCGTGTAAAGGTAGATGTCAGGGTATTTCGTCAGCAGCCAGTTGACCTGGTTGGTCGAGGTTTCCAGCGCCGGGATGGACGAGAAGTAGTTGAGGCGTACCGTCGCCACGGCAGCCGGGCGGATGCGGAGCGTGTCGCCATTGATGATGAAGCCGCGCGCCGTGCCAGCGGTAAATTCCATGATGGAATTGTCTTCGCTAAGAGCCGGGATGATGATCGGCGGGCTTCCGGTCACGTAGATCGACCGCACCTCAAGGAAGTCGGTCGGAAGGGCAACTTCTCCGTCCGCATCCGTGGTCAGGTCGTCGCTTGCCTCCTGATCGCGAAGGCGCAATTCCCGATCAAGCTTCAGTTCCGCCATGCGGACAAAGCGCGGCATGACATCAACGAGGTCGGTCCTGTTGATGTGCTCGCCAACGGCAAGGACAAGTTCGGAGAAGTCAGCGATTGCGCTCATACAGTCCCCGATTTGGTTCGGAAAGCACGGTTGTCGCTGTCATTCAGCCAGCGGGAGATATACCGCTCGTCGCCCTCGGTATGGGCTTCCTGAAGCTGCGAGAAGAACAGGTTCATCGGCACGGAGGCAACCCGATGCCAGTCGCCCTGCCAGTTGTTAGAGGCAGCGTTTCGGGCGATCTGGTTCTCTTCAATCGTGTCATCTACGGGCATGTCAGTGCGGAACGTCACAGACCCGTCCGGTTCATGGCGTCGCCACGTCTGTTTCCCGGTCTTCGGGTCCCAGGTGACGAGCGTCCAGTCGCCGTCCTTAATCAGCATCGCGAACCCAAGAGAGGGAACCCGCCTCAATGCCGGGCAACGCGTCCATCACGTCCATGTCGAGGACAGTGCCGGCGGTGGTGCGGTCTTCACCGACCCAGAAGTCGCGGATAACGCGGACGCGGATCGTGTAATCGGCAATAGCGGTTGCCACGCGCGGGGGACGCCCCCGGCGTTTGGGTTCTTCGGTCATTCGGTATCCCCAAAAGGAAAGGGGCGAGCCGAAGCCCGCCCCCTCTGATGTTGTGGTCAGCCCCGTTACGAAACGGCAGCCGAGAACGGCGTCGCCTCAGTACCGGTAGCCGAGCCGGACACCATGACGGACCACTTGTTGGCCGCCACGTCGGTCAGGGTGATGCTGTCACCGACAATGCCGCCCTTGGTCGAGCCGTTGAGCGTGATCGTATCCGAAGACGCCGCAGTCTCGAAAACAACAGCGGTGTCAGCTGCGTCCTGCGCCAGCATTGCAAGGCCCGACATCGTATCGCTCGCGTTGGCAACACGGATGATCACGTCGTTGGACGTGACCGTGGTGCCGACATAAAACAGATACGTGTCGCCCGAGCCGGAAGCAGCCGGCAGGGTCAGGGTGAGGCCAGCAGCCGCGTTGATCGTGTTCACCACCTCGGAGTGGGTGTTACGATTCAGCGTGGCAGACGCGGTGTGGTTAAAGGGAAGATAGTTCATCGCGTCTCTCCTCAGGTGCTGGCAGTCAGGCCGTAGAGGTCAGCAACGACGCCCAGGCCCTTCTCGTTCTTCGGGCAAAGCGTGCCCTCGCCAATCAGGACGAACTTGTTGGCGTCGCCGGTCTTGGCAACGTCGCTGTCCTCCATGATCCCGCGACCCTTCAGCCAGGCCCACTTGAGATAGGCCGGGTCAATGAAGAAGGCATTGCGGGCAAGGCTGGCAGACGACGCCATGACACGGTTAGGAACAACAGCGACTTTGCCGAACGGACCTTCGTAGAAGTCCGCGTTGGCGATGATCGAGTTGCCCTTGCCGCTGTCCGCCGAATAACGGTAGGCGGCAACGTTGGTGTCCGACATGAACGTGACGAAAACCGACTTCACGTAGGGCGAAACCACGAGATACTTGAAGTTCGCGCCGTTGGTGTAGCCGGACTGCATGACGGTATCCGTGAGCGCCTTGGTAAAGGCGCGCTGGGTGCCGTTGGTGGCAGCGACGGTAAGGCCGGTGCCGGAGCTAAAGCCGCCGTTCGAGCCCGAGTTGCGGGAGACGTTCGACGTGATCCAGGACGGCAGGCCGCCAGAGCGGCGGATGTTGCCAGCGACGGAGGCAGCGTTGTTGACGATGGAAAATTCCACGTCCTTACGCATCTCCACGCCCTTGATCAGCTTTTTGCGCGCGGACTGCTCCAGCTTGCCGGCGTTATCAACCACGTCCTGCGTGCCCGAAACGATGCCGGTTTTCTGGAAAATCTGCGTGTAGTTGCCGACGCGGGAGACAGGATCGGTGGTATCAAACTGATACTCCGCACCTTCCTCCTGAATGTTGTCGGCAGGGGCGTCCATCGTCTCGATTGACCACTCGGGATGAGTGGACACGCAACGCGGACCCTTGATCATGGAATAGATGGGGGTGTCCTGAGGATCAATCAGGTTCACCTCACCGGAAAGCTCCTCGCGATTGGCGAGGGCCGAGCCGGTGCGGAAAGTGCCGCTAACGACAGCCATTGTTTAGTCTCCGAAGATAAGGGGAAAAGGCCCTATCCACGCTTCCGGGCCATGTATGCGGCCAGGACATCGTCGACAGAGCCGGTTTCGGAGGCGCGGCGAATGTGCTTCACGTAATCCTGAGACTTCGGGGGGGCTGCCTGACGGCGCGGCTGCGTCGCAACAGGGGGCTTTGACACCACCTTTTGCTTGGCAACCCTGGATGCCTGTTCGGCTTCCATGCCCTTTGCGGCCCAATAGCCGAGCACCAGCATTCGGTGATCGTCTATCTTCTCCATCTCAGCATCGGTCAGGCCGACCTTGCGGCCAACTGACCTCACGTCTGTCTGGAATTTCTCCCAGCCCTTGGCGTCATTGGTGATCGGCAGGGCCTCGGACAGCATCCGGCGCTGTTCCTGTAGGAACGTTGCCCGCTCTTCCGAAGTCATGCTTTCCCTGACGGTTTTGGGCTCGTCAGCGAGGCGGATAATCCGCTCTACCTCGGCTAGACCTTCGTTATGATAGGCCAGTTGCAGGGTGTAGGCGTTGATGTCCTGTGCCGCCAAAGCCAAATCGGGCTTCGGGGGCAATCGCTGTGCGAGAGAATCGACAAGCGTTTCCGTGATGCGGGAAATTCGCTCTGCCCGCTCAGAGACGGCCTTGCGAGTGTTGGTCAACTCAGCCGTCTTGCGCGAGTAATCAGCCTGGCGAAGGTAGCCCTTCTTCAACTCAGCCAATTCGACCTTGGACCCATCAGGAAGCGCGACAACAACATCATCGGACGCTTCTTTCGGGGCCTCGGCCTCTTC